ATGGTGAAATGGCAGACACGCTAGTCTTAGGAACTAGTGCTTCGGCGTGGGGGTTCAAGTCCCTCTATCCGCACCAATTTTAAAAAGGGAAGTGCATGAAACAGCCACATAGCTGGATGGAATATCAGTACCGTTTTACGGGTAGTAATGACAACAACAAAATGTGGATGCGTAACACTGACCGAATATATCAAACATCAAATAACAAATACTTCATTGCTGTTGATGAGACTTGGTATGAAGGATTGCATGATAGCTTTGATGCCGCAAACAAGATGATTGATCAAGTGAAGAATGATAACTAATGTTGGAATGTTTAGTATTGGGTGATAGTATCGCAGTCGGCATCGGCTCTGTTTCGCCGCAGTGTCAGACAATAGCAAAAGTTGGAATTAATAGTAAGAACTTTGTAGTCTCTCGTTCATATATTCCAAAAGCACAAACCACTGTGATCTCACTTGGATCAAATGACGGTAATGCTGACTTCTCAAAGTATCTAAAGGAACTTAGATCAAATGTCAGTGGCAAAGTTATCTGGATTCTTTCCAATAACAATGCTAAAGCCAGAAAGATAGCACTAAATATTGCTAGACAATATGGCGATAGTGTAGTATACTTATCTTCGTTCGCTAGTGCTGATGGAGTTCATCCAAAAAGTTACGCATCGGTAGCGAAGAAAGTGTTTTAGATAAAAGCCCGCTTAGTTAAGTGGCATAACATCGGTTTTGTAATCCGAGGTTGGGAGTTCGATTCTCTCAGCGGGCACCATTTTTAGGAACTTAGCAATGATCAGAAAGCAGCTTGACCTTGAAGAAGTCAGAGCCTTCATCAACTCACAATCTCCCGAAACAAAAGTATATCTAGGTGGCGACTCTGAACGTTTTCAGATCGACGGTGTTTGGTATGCAGACTACATCAACGTGGTAGTTGTTCACAAGAACGGCAAGAACGGCTGCAAGGTCTTTGGTGGTATTGTTCGTGAACGCGACTATGACCAGCAAAAAGATCGCCCGCGTATGCGCCTGATGAACGAAGTCATGAAGACGGCATCGCTATATATGGATCTTGCTGATGTTCTTGAAGATCGTGAAACTGAAATTCACTTAGATATCAATCCAAACAAAGAACATGGTTCATCTTGCGTAATCAATGAAGCTGTTGGCTACATTCGTGGTATGTGCAATATCGTTCCACTTGTAAAGCCAAATGCTTGGGCAGCATCATACTGTGCTGATCGTTACAAGGATGCAATTCAACACATTAAGGTTAAGGAAGATAAGGTAGCATGAATAAGCTTTTCGTTATGATCGTCGCTCTTGTAGCAATGACTGGCATTGCCAAGGCTGAAGATGTGATTATCACAGTTGATGTTTCAGATCAGATCATGATTGTAGAAACTCCAACAGATTATTATGAGTGGGACGTTTCTACTGGACGAAAGGGATATAGTACGCCCCGCGGTGTGTATCAGCCTTATCATATGGTAAAGATGCATTACTCACGCAAGTATGATAATGCGCCGATGCCCAACTCTATCTTCTTTCATGGTGGATATGCTATTCATGCGACCGATGCGCTAAACAAGTTGGGTCGTCCTGCTTCTCACGGATGTGTTCGTCTGCATCCACAGAATGCAAAGTGGCTATATAGAATTGTCAGTGAATATGGCAAGGAAAATACTACTATTATCGTACAAGACTAAGGAAAGGTGACCGAGAGGCCGAAGGTAGCTCACTGCTAACGAGCCGAACTGTAAAAGGTTCCGAGGGTTCGAATCCCTCCCTTTCCGCCATATTATAAATAGTGCTATACACTATAGGAGAAGAAAATGGAAGAACTAGTAGAGAAAATGAAAGTTGTTTTAGCCAGCACTTTCGCAGCAGGATTAAAAGCACAAGCTTATCATTGGAACGTAATTGGTTCTGACTTTCCTCAGTTGCATGAATTTTTTGCTGAAATCTATGGCGACTATCAAGGAGCAGTAGATCCACTAGCAGAACATATTCGTCAGTTGGATTCTTTTGCCCCTCAGACATTGACAAGAATGAAAGAACTGTCTGTTATTATGGAAGACGAAAAAGTTCCAACAGCAGAAAAGATGGTAGCTAATCTTCTCACTTGCAATGAAAATCTAATGAATGTGGTAACAGAAGCATATGAAATGGCAGAAGAGCAAAAGGTGTACGGTCTTTCAAACTATCTTCAAGATCGAATCACAGCACATTCCAAATTGAACTGGATGATCAAAGCTACTCTTGGGAAGAAGTCTTAATCTCATATCATAGAAAAGTAAAGCGCCTTTCGAGGCGCTTTTTTTGTTTCTACTAAATAATAAGAAACTATAAAATAGATAGTATGAGCATGGCAGCAATTACAATAACAAATCTTATACCTAAAATGACCGATACTATATTCAAGAAGAATTTAAATTCTATCGGTCTTTCAAAGTATACTATCATTAGTCAAAGATCGGTAATACTCTATGGACCCCTAAAGTCTAGACCAGATAGAGCGGAATCATTAAAAGAGTTTGCAAATCTTTTTGAAAAATACGGCGCAAAGTATAGTAAAGTGACTGGCGGAGCAAAACCTAGTCCTGGTTTTGTAACAATCGGCAGTACTAAGTTTGAACTAAAACCAGAATCTTCAGGTGGAAGTATAATATTGAAACCAGGTCTTTTTGGTACATCCACAAATAAAATTGTAGATGTTGATATTCCATTTCGCTCTTATACTTCAAGAGTCATATCTGCAATTGAAAGTACATCAAAGCTAACCAATATTCAAAAAGACTTTTTAACAGTGCTTGTAGAACACACATCTAATCCTTCAAGTTCTTCAAAAAGTAAAATTCAAAAACTTCTTTCTGGCAATATGGTAGGAATTTCTCTGAATACAATAAACAATGACTTCGGAGAAGTTCTTGGTCCAATAGCAGTTATGTCAAAAGGTTTGTTGCCTATAGACTCAAGATCAGCAGTAGTTAATATTCCAGGAAGATCAAACGAGCCGCTGCTTGACTATAAAATTACAGACAAAAACAGAGAGTTTAAAATTTCGGCCAAATCTGGCGAATCAACGAACACTCTAAAACCTGGAGATGTTCTAAACTTAATCAATGATGATAAAAAGCTTTTGAAAAAATGGAAAGATACTCCTCAATACAGTATAATCGAAATTCTTGATAAACAATCTACGAAACAGGGACCAATTTTAGCTGGAATGTGGATGAAGAAAAATGGATTCAAACAAGCTTTTGACTGGCTGAAAAATGATGATTATACCGAAGAAGTCAGACAAAAGTGTGAAGATACAATAGTTCAAATATCCAGAGAATCTTTAGATTTCACTCCTATCTTTGCTGATGCGACAAATACCAAAGTTTTTTATATAAAGTTTAGAATGGGCAATGACGGTAATGCAGAGTGGAAATTAGTGGAAACTCCTAAAGAGAAAAAAGAACAAGACAAATTGAAGAAGCGAGTTACCTTTAGGTCTAAAAATTATGTTGGTAGAGCTGGCGACAAATTAGGATTTCAAGTATAATGTTAACATATCAAGATTATCTAACAGAAGCCAAAGAAGGTAAGAACCTTCACTTAGAACACTTGGAGGACGAAGTACTCAATGGAGGAGTTTCTGGCACAAGAGGTGCAATATCCTTTCTACAGTCTCTTCGTGATATGCTTGCTGGTCATGCTACTGGTAGAACTGTTAACTTAACAACGAAATGGGATGGCGCGCCAGCCATCTTTGCAGGTATCAATCCAGAAAACGGCAAGTTTTTTGTTGGAACTAAAGGTGTGTTTGCTCAGAATGCAAAGCTAAATTATACCAATGCAGACATTGATGCTAATCATTCTGGTGAAGGTCTTAATGCAAAGCTGAAGATTGCTTTAAAGTATCTGCCTGAACTAGGTATTGATGGCGTCATGCAAGGTGATATGATGTTTACTTCTGCTGATTTGAAGTCTGAAAATATTGCTGGCAAGTCATACATCGCATTTCAACCAAATACAATCGTCTATGCTGTGCCTGAAGATAGTGGTCTAGCGAAACAAATCAGATCGGCAAAGATGGGTATTGTCTGGCACACGACATACAAGGGCGATACTATGGCAAACATGGAAGCATCTTTTGGCGCAGACATAGGCAAATTTAAAGCGTCAAAGAATGTGTGGTATCGTGATGCGTCATTTGTCGATGCGTCAGGCACAGCGACATTTACTAAACAAGAAACCGAAGCACTCAATGCTATTCTATCTCAAGCTGGCAGTTTGTTTAGAACAATATCCGCACGAACTTTAAACATGATTGCAACAAACGATTCTTACAAAATACAAATCAAAGCGTGGAATAATTTGAAAGTGAGAGAAGGAAAAGAAATCACGAATACCACCGCTCACGTTGCTGGACTGTTAGCAACAGTGGAGGAAAAGTTGAATAAGTCCATATTAGAAGCAAAGAAAGCGGATACCAAACAAAAGCGTCAGTTGGAAAAAAAGATCGTGATGGGATTCTATAAGGACAACAAAAACGAGCTAAAGAAAATATTTGACTTGCAAAATCTACTGATTCGTGCTAAAAATATGATTGTGCAAAAACTACAACAAGTCCAGGATTCAGTTGGAACTTATCTTCGAACAGATGCAACTGGACTGAAAGTGACCGCACCAGAAGGATTCGTCGCTATTGATCGTATTGGAAAAGCAGTCAAGTTAGTAGACAGATTAGAATTTAGTCAAGCAAACTTCAATGCAGTAAAGAACTGGTCCAAATGAAACTGAAGAATTATGTAAAGTCTCAAAAGAAAGAGATCCGCACTCTCAATGTGTGGGACATTGATGCCACTTTAGGCAATACGGCAGCGAGAGTATCTGTAATGAAAGATGGTAAAGTTGTCAAGGTTCTTGATCCTGGCGAGTTTAACAAGTATAAGCTAAATCCAGGTGAAAGCTTTGACTTCGCTCAATTCAGATCAGGCAAAATATTTCGTGACACATTTAAACCTATTAACAATGTTCTAGATAAAGCTAAAGAGATTGTGTGGAATCAATCCGAAAACTCTCACTCAATCATTCTTACAGCCAGATCAGACTTTGACGATCATAAGGAATTTCTACAGACATTTCGTGATCATGGTTTTCCTATCGATCATGTTTATGTAGAGCGAGCTGGCAACATCTCAAATCTTAGACCTAGCAATCCAGCATCTGCTCATGTCAGTAAAGGTGTCATTCTAAAGAAGTATCTAAAGACTGGCAATTATGATCGCGTTCGTATGTGGGATGATCATGAAAGAAATCTAGATATGCTATTCAAAGTGGCTGCTATGTTCCCTAATGTAGAAGCTGTTGGTTATCTGGTTAAAGATGGTAAAGTGTCTAAGTATAGACCAAACGAGCGGAAAAAGTCTTTGGCCGAAGAAATAACATCGGTAGTTCGCAGTTCGCTTAGAAGAAAGCGTTACGAAGTTTGAAAAACACTAAATACCTCTATAGATAAACATTCCTATAGAGGGAAGTAATGACAAAAAATAAGACAGCCGTTGTGAGCAGCGGCAGATTTCAAGGCATCCATCACGGACATGCTCTCTTAGTCAATAAGACTGTAAGTCACGCTAAGAGTATCGGTGCAGATCACTATATTTATCCTACTCGCACCCAAGATAATGATAAAAATCCTATAGAGCATAACGAAAAAGTCTCTATCATGAGAGGCTTATTTCCTCAGGCTAACATTGCGTCTGATTCAGATGTGCGTAATCCTATTGAAGCCGTCAAGAAAATGTCGCAAAAAGGATATCGCCACGTTAAGCTAATTGCTGGACAAGATCGTATTCCACAGTTTCAGGCATCTATCGGCGCCTATGTCAAAAAGAAGACCGACAAAGACTTTGATCCCAAAAAGCATATTGATCTAGACTCGTTTGAGGTCGTTTCAGCAGGTGATCGTGATCCTGATGCTGAGGGCGTACAAGGCGCATCTGGAACAAAGATGCGCGAATATGTACGCAAAGGAGATTTTGGTTCATTTGCAAAGTCTGTACCTACCAATAATGCCAAACTTTCTAGACG